GAGCCTCTGGAGTTATTTCCTGTGCGTATCGCTGCGCCGCTTCCAGCAGCAATTTCGATTGCGCGTTTGAGGCCATCGTTAAACTCCATATTCTCTAGTATGCACACTAGGTTGGCAGCATTGCCGCCTTTACCGCAGGTGTGGCAGAAATATAAATTATCGTACGTGTTCATAACAGCCGACCTACGGCTGTCGTTGTGCAGGCAGCACCGTACTGAGACTGCCTTGCCTTCTCTTACTTCACCACCGTAGTGCGAGACTATCGCTCCTATGGGGATTGAGTTTGCATCAACGGAACCTTTGAACCGTTTCGCTTTACGTAACCTGTTCCAGTCTTGTGCTGGCATACACACCCCTTGTCCTCGCACTTGTCGTGCCAATGCGCTGCTCGCTTAAAGTGATTGACCGTGTTCTCTTCCCCGGCCTTGATGCAATATGTACAGATCACGCTGGATCTTCTTCCTCATCTGGTAGAACTTCTTCTACTGCTTCGACTACTTCTTCTACTGGAGTCTCGCTCCAAGTTTCAGTGCTTGTAATTTCTCCGCCTGGTACTGGCATTATTCTTTCTCCTTTAACCATTGTGTTAGATCTTGGATTACCCAAGCCTTATCTATTCCAGCGTTGCGACGCTTAACTATGACGTATGACAAAGGTACTTCCCCAAGCCCCCGTGCCTTTGCATAGTTAAGCGCCTCAACCTGTGCTTCACTCCAGAACTCAGGCAGGTTTAATGCCTTCCTGTTCTTGAGTTCTAGTATGTATGTCTTCCCACTTACGATACATACCAGATCTCCCTCGTCATTTGCGCCAGCCTTGGTGAGCCTTTCAGCTAACGCTCCTGCCGAACGGAGAAACTTCATTACATCAGTCTCAAACTGGGCGCCTTTGCGCCCGTTAGGGTTTGCCATCTTTACCCGTGTCATAGACTGCATTGCCGTTCTCATCTACTGTTACCTTCAAGATACCTAATTCGATAAGTACCAGTATCAGATTACGCATATCATTGCGTAGTTGTTTGATCTCGTTCTTCACATACTGCAACTCTGTATTAGCCATTTACTATGTAGTTCCCTTGGTAGTTATTCATAGCGTCGTTCTTAATCATAACACCCCACGCATCCTTATCCGATATTTGACAAGCAGCGTAGTTAACAAAGAGTGTTGCGAAGTCTGAAGCATCAGCAGTGTGTGGCCCGAAGCGGTTCTTAACTGCTGCTACGCATAGCGTTGCTTGGTTCGGGTCGTAGCCTAGCGTTAGGATTAACGCCGGCAACTGACTTACCTTGCCGTGAATAGCACGTCGAGCAGGTGGTTTAGATGGTGACCCATACTCGCTTTGCTCAGATACGTGGTGCAGTACCAGTACGCAGGCTTCAGTCTTACGTGCCATATCGTGGAGTTCCATCATTATCGCACGAAGACCAGCCCACTCGTTATCTGTTTCTGCTGCCACGTTCATTAAGTTGTCAATGACAATTAACTCCGGAGCCTCGCCGTAAAGCTCCACATATGCCCTGATCTCTAACTCAATATCATCTAGTGATGGTGATGAATCAAAGACCCATTTAATATGGCTGAGTTTGCCAAAGTGTTTATCGTAGTAATGGCTATCGTTAGATAGGTTCAGTTCTACTGATACCTGTGAATGACCCGATGCTTGCGCTGCGGCTCGCATCATTACAGTTGTGGTGTCTGTATCTGCCGAGAAGAAAAGCGTTGGAACCTTTGCCTTCATTGCATAGATAAGAGCAAACATACTCTTACCAGCATTAGGCGCAGCCGCTACCATACAGACCTGTCCTCGCCGGAACTTGATCTGCTTTGCAGATAGCGCTAACCACACGTCCGGCAGCGGAGTTGCTTTGGTAAGCACCCCGCCCCAAGCACGTGATAGGTCAAGCAACGTCTTCCTCCTTCAACACTATGTTGTTTGCACGACGCATATTGCGTCGCTCATTCTCCGATAGACCGCCCCAGATACCGAAGCGTTCTTTCTGTATTCCCCACTCTGCACATTCGCTTTGGTGTGGGCAACTTCTGCAAATAGACTTAGCCATTAGCATTTCTACAGAATTACTGGAGCCATCTGATTTCTCAGGGAACCAGAAGTCGCCACCTACTTGAGCGCAAGCAGGGTTCTCATAGAACCTTGGCTCGCGCACAGGTTATCGGATCCAGATAGTCTCGCACTTATCTGTTGCACCCTTAGGTGCAGCGCACATATAACCCTTCCAAGGACCCTTTGCTGATGTACCAGTACGTAGAGCCATTGCTCCGTGACGACACATCTGATCTCCACCTGTAGGAGCAGCGGCAACTGGTGTTGCATTAAACGCTGCAGCTACTGCTGCAACTGTTGGTGCTGGCGCTGGTGCTAATCCACCTGATAGTTCCATACCAGTTGAACGAATGTTCAGTGCGTTCATAGCAAGATCTGCTAGTCCGCTTTCAAGTTCTGTAACGCTTGATGCGTAAAGATTTACTAGGGTTCCGTCAGCTAACTTGTAGTTGATCTGGAACTTAGTTGATTCTGGTGCAGCCATATTACTTTCCTCCACTTGGTTTGATGTTTAATCTAATGGACTCTTTACCAACAACCTTCGGTACGAAGCCCAATAGTTTTTCTACTTGTTCAGAGTCAACTGTCTCACGGCCTTTAACCGCTGTCCAACTGATCTGAATACCACTAGCAGTAGTGCCAGTAGTTCCCTCGAAGGAAGCCTTCAAGGAATCCTTTTCCTTCTCTAACTCTTTGATCTTTTCATCTAACTGTAAATACTTCAATGCGTGAGTATCAACTTGCGCGTCCTCAATCACGACTTCACTAAGGACGATACGTTCTTTTATTAAACCTACGCAACCCATCTCACCGGATGCATCGTAGTACTGGCAGTAGTTCTTGCAAAAACTAGCATCCTTCTCAGGTGCTGGTGCCTCTGGCAAAGCCTTTACATTTGCTAACCACTGTAGCGCTTCTAGCGCTGAAGCCTCATCGTATGGTTCAGAGTGAACTTTAATATCCTTCTCATCACCGTCACGTGCAATCGCTACTAGGTTAACGGTCTTAACTTCATAACCGTTCTTAGATAGCAAGTAGCCATAGACCTGCACCTGCCAGCGCTGTTGCGCTGACGGGAAGTAACTAAGGTTCTTTACCTTGCTTGTCTTCCAGTCAATGACTGCGCCAATACCTGGTACGAATAAGTCAACGTGTGCTTTCATATCACCGTATGCAACTTCAGTCTCGACTAGGTAATCCTTACCTTCTGGATCTAGTGTGGTGATTGCATCTTCGATAGCAGCGTGGATAGCAGTACCCATAATTGCTGCCAGCTTTGACTGATTCTCATTAGTCTCTGGCTGTGCATTAAGTCGGTACCAAACCTTACGACGGCAGCCACCGATCTCTGATGGACCTACCTGTGTCTGCTTACTACGATCACGCCCTGCATCTTTAGAGTGCAGTACGTGCAGTAGTAATTCTTTCGGATCTGTAATCACGCAAGTTCCTTTTCAATAGCCTGAACAGTTGCACAAGGATATGGATTTAAGAACGCTGGTAATTCAGGAACACAAGAACATCCCAACTGATCTCCATCGCTGGTTTCCATAACCCAAGGTTTGTGTACTTCCAGTACTGCACGTAGTGCAGCATATGGAGTCTCTAGTGTTCTGCTCTCGCGGTAATTCTTACTTGCTATATCTGCTAAAAGTTCTTCGTAATTCATCTGCGGTTATCCCTCCACGTCAAGTAATAGTCAAGAGCATACGCCCCGACGAAACCAAATAGCAAACCGAATAAAAATCCAAGCATCATTCCCATCCTCTCTGTTGAGTTTCTAATTGAATCGGTGGACAGGTATTGATGTCAAGAACCGACGCGATCTTTACTGCTCTTTCTGCAATTACTTTTGCCATTAGCAGGCTCTTGTATGAACCGGGCTTGAGTGAGTACAGATAACCAAGTGCGTATGGACCACCACTACCTGCCGTGAAGAGTCCGTTCTCACTTGCATTAAAGGATAAGTCCGGGCCAATAGAGAACAGCATCCCGTCGAAGGCTAATAGGTAACAGAAGTTAGCTTCCTTATCCACCTCGTACCCATTATCTTTGAACGCTTGCTGGATACTAGGGATGATCCTCTTACCCATCCACTTCACTGGATCTTCATACTTGTACATCGGTGGCTTCCAGTTATACATCAAGATATCACCGGGGCGTGAGTCACCAGTTACGCCGAGTAGATACTTTCCGATCTGGATTATTTTGGGCGTCTGCGTACTAATAACGCGTTGATCGTTATCAGTAATCTGCGAGTCAGCAGCTAGCACAACGAAATCAGGGCCGTTGATCCCTACTAAGGTAGTCACGAGATTATCTTACCAGTCCTAGCGTGTCGCAAGACACATACTAGGCAGGTGTCTGTGTACAATATGAGCCGTAGGCGAATGACAGTAGCGGCCCTAGAAGGGCCGACCGATAGGTAGGAGGCCCGATACTATGCGGCTCCGTCTACCAACCCTGCGCCTATTCAGGCGCACAGAGTGCCTCCCAGAAGCCTTTGGAAGCGATTTGCGGGCCTTTGGCCCTGTCCACGTCTGTCCGTGTGGGTCGCAGGTCTTTAACGTTATGGCGTCCTTTGAGGACTACGAACTATCCTGGTATTTCCTAGACGCAACCTGTGTTAACTGCGGCAATCTAGTAATCGTACCCTGTCCGGTGGACAAAGAGGCATAAAAAAAGAAGCCCCCCACCCCGAAGGGTGGAGGGCTATTGCCTCGCGTTTATGGGTTACTTAGACCCACGACCAAACTCTTTTGCCTTTGGGTCAAGTGACTTCCAAAGTGGTGCAATGAAAGCTGATGCGAAAGCGTAGGCTAATGTCTTTGGATCTGTGATTCCTGCTGCGTATAGCGCTACTACTGCTGGTACTGCTGCACGAGCATAGGTTGTTGCGATAGCAACTAACTTAGTTGTGTTCATTGTTTCTCCTTATGACTTAAAGACTGGCTTACCAAAACCAACGATGTACACAGGTAGTGACTTCTTGATCTTGGAACCATTCTTTGCTGTATACGCACGGC